ACGATGCCGACTACCTCGAAGCTCAAGCCGAGCTCATCAAGGCGAAGCATCGCCATGAAATGACACAAGCAGTCGTGTGGGCGCTCGAACACAAAAAGCGTTCGCTCACGTTGCTTGTCGATCTTCACGGCATGGGATACTTCTCAGACGTCAAAGCAACCGAAGCCGGGCGCGACGCTGTGAAGCGACAACGACGAAGCAAATCTGTAGTCAAATCTACTGAGTAACCAAAACAAAATGAGAAAGAAAAAAAGCAAACGAACGAGTAGCTTAAAGGTGACCACCGCACGCGAGCGAATGGAAAAACTCGACACCGCGGGAAGTTCATCCTACCTGAAGCTGCCACAAGACACGCGGTTTTTTGAACCGCAAAAAGGCAAAAACATCATCGACATTCTCGGCTACCAAGTTGGCGCTGGGAATCCCGTCGCTGACGAGGGTTCGCTTTATTACGAGCGAACGTTTTGGATTCATCGCAACATCGGAGTGAACGGCGACCGCGTCATCTGTTCAGCAAAAACATTCGGCCGCAAGTGTGCCGTGTGTGAGGAACGGGATCGGTTGCGACGTGACGGTGACGGCGACGCACAAAGCGAACAGCTCGTGCTTGAACTCGCACCGAAGGAACGCCAAGTGTTCAACGTGTTCGATGCCAAGAAACCTGACAACGGCGTGACCATTTGGGAAATCTCAGCTCACTTGTTCGGCAAAAAACTCGATGAGGAAATTGATGGCGCCGAGGAAGAAGACGCCTGGGAATTGTTTCACACGTATGGCGAAGACGGCAAAACGCTTCGCGTCAACATGGTCGAGGATAGCTTCGGCGGAAACACATTCCTTCGTGCCGGCAGCATTCACTTCGTTGACCGCCGCACCGAGCTCGACGAAGAGGAAATGCTTGAGCAAGCAATCAACCTCGACGAGATCCTGGTCGACCACGGCTACGACAAAGTCAAAGCAATGATCGATGCGACATCGGACGACGATGATGACGACGCACCGAAACGCAAGCGCGGCACGAAGCCGAAGAAGTCAGCACCGGTCGACGATGACGACGACGAGGAAGAAGACGACTTGCCGTATGACGACGAGGAAGAGGACGAGCCAGCGCCGAAGAAACGCGCCACGAAGCCGAAGAAAAAAGCACCGCCCGTCGATGACGACGATGACGATGATGATGACGACTTCGATGACGATGAGGAAATCGATCCCGACGACCTCGAGGATGACGACATCGACGACGACGAAGAAGAAGACGAGCCACCGCCGAAGAAAAAGAAAGCTGCCAAAAAGCCGGCCGCTAAAAAGAAGGCGCCAGTCGACGACGACGACGACGAGGATGATTGGGATGACTTCGACGAAGATGATTCGGACGAGGAAGAGGAACCAGCGCCGAAGAAAAAGGCGAAGCCAGCGGCCAAAAAAACCGTGAAGAAAAAAGCACCGGTCGACGACGACGATGACGACGGCTGGGATGACGACGAAGAAGAGGACGAGCCAGCGCCGAAAAAGAAACCGGCAGCGAAAAAGAAACGCCGTTAAATTCAGCATGTCTGAAACCGACAAACTCAGGAGCGCGCTCACCGCAAAACGTGGGCGTGCTCCGCTTAATTCGACGACCGCAATCAGCACGGGAAGCACATTGTTGAACTTGTGTTGCACCGATGACCCGCGGTTTGGCTTCTCGAAAGGAAGCTACTACTTTCTTGTTGGCGATAGCGCCAGCGGCAAAACCTGGCTGAGCATGACTTGCTTCGCTGAGGCAGCGCGCAACAAATCATTCGATGACTACCGATTCATTTTTGATGATGTCGAGGGCGGCGCACAAATGAACATCGAACACTACTTCGGTAAGCGCGTGGCCAGACGACTCGAATCGCCAAGCGTGAAGGATGGCGAAGCCGTGAACAGCCACACGGTTGAGGATTTCTACTTCAACATCACCGATGCCATCGAAGGAACCAAGCCGTTCATTTACGTGCTCGACTCCCAGGATGCATTGGTCAGCGTTGCGAGCATGAAGAAATTCGATGAACACAAAACCGCATCGCGAAAAGGTAAAGACAGCGCCGGCAGCTATGGCGATGGCAAAGCCAAATACCATTCGGAAAACATTCGCCACGTGTTGTCAGGATTACGCAAAACGAAATCGATCTTGATCATCATCGGTCAGACACGCGACAACCTCGGTTTTGGTTTCGAACAGAAAACACGAAGCGGCGGGAAGTCGTTGAAGTTTTACGCAAGCTTGGAGTTGTGGTCGAGCGTTGCCGGCAAAATCAAAAAAACGGTTCGCGGCAAAGATCGAACCATCGGCATCACGTGCCAAGTCGAAGTCAAAAAGAATCGAATCACCGGGAAGACCGGGAAAGATCGTTCGATCAAAATGCCGATTCATTACGATCTCGGCATCGATGATGTCGGCGCGTGTGTTGACTTCCTGGTGAACGAAAAGCATTGGACGAAACCATCGAAGGGCTCAGTGATCACCGCTGACGATTTCAAGTTCAAAGGAATTCGAGCCAAGCTGATTGCGCACATCGAAGACAACAACCTCGAAACACAATTGAAGAAAATCACGGGCCGTGTGTGGCGCGAGATCGAGGAAGAATCGAAAACGAAAAGGAAACCCCGCTATGAGTAAAACGTTTTTCCCCAACGACGATTTCAAAAAGCCAACGGGCGACGAAGCAAAGCAGGCACGAGATGAAGCGCTCGAACGCGTTGCCGAAAAGTCGAAGATGTGGCAGCAGCAAGCATTGGCGTTGATCCCATCCTACCCTGAGCGTGAAGCGACGGGCGAAGCGCTACGGCTTTGGGTCAGCGAACAGATCGGCCCGCCACATCATCACAACGCCGCCGGCGCGCTGATTGCACAAGCCAGGCGTTTGAAGCTCATCGAACGCACCGGCGAGTGGGTGCCGATGAAGTTGAAACGAAGTCACGCTCGAATGAATCCCGTTTACGAAATCAAATGAAGCCGGTCAAATTCCCACAAGCAAATTGCACGTTCAAGTCACCGCCCGACCTCGAAGGATCGTGCCAGGAAATCGCTGCCTACCAGGGCCAATGCAGCGGCGGCATTTTCGATGGCGGCATGATTTGCGTGACCGCTTGGACGCCGAGCGAGGAAGATTTGATGATGCTTAAAATGGGCGGCGCCGTGTTCCTGACCACGATGGGCGGCCTGCCACCGCATCGACTCACCACATCATTCAACGAGGCAAAAGGATGAAGCAATGGTTGGTCATCGACGCACCGTTCATGTGCCATCGTGCGTTTCATTCGTCACGTGATTTGACACACAACGGCAGATCGACTTCAGCCATATTCGGTTTCCTGATGTCGCTCGGTCAACTCAAGGATGAATTCCATACCGAGCACATGGCGTTTTGCTTCGATCATGACCGACTGTTTCGTCGTGACATCCTGCCTGGCTACAAATTGAAACGACGCACGAAGGAACGAACGCCCGAGGAACAGGAACAGCGAAAGCAGCTCGGCGTTCAAATAAAGGAATTGGAAAAGCGTTGGCTGCCGATGATCGGTTTCAAAAATGTGTTCAGCTATCGCGGCATGGAAGCCGATGACATCATGGCAACGATAGCACGTGAGCGACGTGCCGCCGGCGAGGGCGTTGTCATCGTCACGGCCGACAACGATTTGCTTCAATGCATTCGACACACGACCAGCGTTCACAATCCCATCTCGTCGAAAACATTCACACGCGAATGGTTCGTGCGTGAGCACGGCATCAAACCCGCTGAGTGGGCCATCGTGAAAGCGTTGGCGGGATGTTCATCGGATGAAGTTCCTGGCATTCGTGGCGTCGGTGAAAAAACGGCTTTGAAATATTTGCGTGGCGAGTTGAATTCGGACAGCATGATTGCGAACCGGATCAATTCCTACGAGGGCAAGTCGATCAAGATGAGGAACAAGCCGCTTGTGCTGCTGCCGCATTCGAACTGCCCGATCCCGAAACTACAAACCGACAATGTGACGCGTGAAGGATGGGAGCAAGTATGTTCCGATCTCGGGATGAAAAGCCTGATCTCGCGTCTCCCAATATCAATCAGAAAACGAAGCGTGAAAAAACCATGAGCATGAACCGAGACGAAATCGAAACCATATTGAAAAACGTGACCGACAACCAGGAGCTGCTCGAAGCTTCATTCAAACCGATTGCTGAGTTGTTTTTTCAAAAATACAAATCACTGGTTGATGCCGGCTTCACTGAGGAGCAAGCCATGGGCATCGTCACCGCTCGCGGATTGAACGCATGAAGGCGAACAAGGGCGGCCAATACGAGCGTGCCGTTTGCAAGCAACTTGGCTTGTGGTGGACGCATGGCGAACGCGACGACGTGTTCTGGCGCTCAGCGCAATCGGGCGGTCGAGCAACGACACGCGCCAAGCGAGGATTGCGAACTCATGGCAGCTATGGCGACGTTGCCGCCGTCGATCCGATTGGCGAACCGTTGATCAAATTCGCCACCATCGAATTGAAACGTGGCAACACACACGGGAGCGCCGCTGATCTCCTCGAGGTTAGGCCGTCAACGAAGCAACGACCGTTCGAGCGATGCATGAATCAAACAATCAGCTC